GGCGGACGGGGTCATCCTGGACAATCCGGCGCAGGATCGGCTGGAGCAGATCTTGAGCGATTCCGGCGCATACTCCGTGTTCCGGGAGCAGGCAGAGCAGGGAAGCGCCTACGGCGGGATGTACCTGCGTGCCGGGGTCGATGTGGAGCTCGCCGACTACCCGATCACCGATGCGCTGATCCCGGACAACGCGATCCCGGTCTGGCGTCGGGGGATTCTCGTTGCCGTGACGTTCTGGCGAGAGGTCTACCGGGACGGTTCGAAGATCTGGCGTCATCTGGAGCTGCACGAGGTTGCCGGCAAGGTCGGGTACATCGAGCACGCGCTGTACCTCGGAGGAGCTGACCGGTTGGGCGAAAAGGTGCCGCTGGAGGACGGTGACGACCAGTGTCAGCACGTGGCTACGCTGGTCGACGGTAACAACCGGATCGCTACCGGGTGCACCGTGCTGGACGTGGTGTACCAGCCCAATCTCCGGCCACACCCGATGCTCCGCGGGACGGCGCTGGGCTGTTCCGACTACTTCGGTGCGACATCGGCGATGGACGCGCTGGACGAGACCTGGTCGTCCTGGATGCGGGACATTCGGTTGGCCAAGGGCAGGCTGGTCGTGCCGCGCGCGTACCTGCAGTCAGGCGGGGCTGGACGCGGCGCGAATTTCGATCTGGAGCAGGAAGTGTTTACCGGGATCGAGATGATGGGCGGGAAAGACCAGGGGATGCAACTGGAGCAGGTCCAGTTCGCGATCCGGGTGGAAGAGCACGAGCGCACCGCGACCGCCTGCTGGCGGACGATCGCTCAGGCCGCCGGCCTGAGTCGGGACGCGTTCGGGGAGCAAGAGGGTGGAGGCGACCGGACAGCGAAAGAGGTTGGTAAAGCCGGGGAGCGCTCGACAGCGACGCGGCTGGAAAAGCAGGGCTATCAGGAACCGGGTCTGCGCAAGCTGGCGTTCATCCTGCAGGAACTCGACGTTGCGCACTTGGGAGGGAAGTACACCCCGATGCCGGCAACGATCGAGTGGCAGGACGCGGCTGCTGTAGACCCGGAAAGTCAGGCGCGCACGCTCCAGTTGCTCGACGCGGCGAAAGCAGTCAGCACTCAGACCAAGGTCGAGATGCTGCATCCGGATTGGCTTGATCAGGATGTGGATGCTGAGGTGCTCCGGATCGAGGGTGCTCCGGTGGAGGATCCCACGACGTTCGGTGCCAATCCCGCCGGCGATCCGTTCGGGCCACCTGATGACAGTGTCCCCGGATACGATCCTCAGAATGCCGAGTAACCCGCCCCCGGTTCCCCCACGACCACCCCGACCGGAACCGCCGAATCTGCCACCACGTGAGCCCAAAGACCTACCAGTACCAGGGAAACGATGAAGATCACGACGCCTGAACCCAAGCCCCAACCGAAACCCCGACCAGGCGGTAACCCCGCCCCGCCCCGCCCGACACGATGATCGGGAATCCCTGCCCCCGACCGATGCCACGACCACGACCGAAGTAGAGAAGAGAACGCCGTGCCGGTTGATCGGAATACTGCGGCGTTTCTCGTGTCGGAGCTCGGCGAGACGTACGCACAGCTTGAGCGGGACCTGATCGAGCAAATCGGCCGGCAACTGGCCCGCGGGATTGGCACACCGGATTGGCAGGCCAAAAAACTTGCTGCGATGGGGGATGTGCGGCGTCTCGCCGAGCGTGCGCTCACTCGGGTGACCGGTCCCGCTCAGGAGCAGGTCGCGCGATCACTGGTCCAGGCGTACGCCGCCGGCGGAAGTGAGGCATTGCGTGAGCTGACCAAGGTCCAGAGCACCCATGCCGACTGGATTCGACTCGCTGACATCCGTCCCGGACCACGGCTCACCGAGATGATCGATAAACGGATCGGCAATTTAGCGGAGATAGCGCGCCGGATCGAGACCGACATGCCCGGAGCTGGTTCGCTGAACCGGCTGATCAACACGACCGTGACCAAGCTGGGAGGGATGCACACGCCGATCCTGCGTGCGGTGGACGACATCTACCGGCAGACGGTCGCGCGTACTGCAGTGCCGAGCGTCCTGGCGGGGTCTCAAACACGCCGAGAGGCTGCTCAGCGCGCGTTTACCGCGTTCACCCGCCAGGGCATCACCGGTTTTGTCGATCAGGCGGGGCGGGGTTGGACCCTAGCCGGTTACGTCGAGATGGCCGGCCGGACGGCAACCGCACAGGCTGCGGTCGAAGGACACATGGACCGCTTGGCCGACGCGCAGATAGACCTGGTCATTGTCAGCAATGCGGCGATGGAATGTGCAAAATGCCGACCGTGGGAGGGCAAGGTTCTAGCCCGTGGTGGGCCGGCGGGGAAACGCACGATCGAGCGTGAATCCGAGATCGATGACGAGACTGTGAGGATCGAGATTGCCGGAAGCGTCGATGAAGCGGTCGGCGCCGGCCTGCTCCACCCGAATTGCCGGCATTCGCTGAGCGCGTACTTGCCGGGGCTGACCGTAGCTCCGACGCACACAGCAGACCCCGAAGGCGCGCGCGCGCGGGACCGGCTACGCGCGCTGGAGCGCCGGAAGCGCGAGCTCTTGCGTCAGGAAGCGGCGACCAAGCCGTTTACGGACGGGAAGACCCCGCCGGCGCTGAAGGACCGGATCAAGGCTGTCAATGCCGAGATCAAGGCGCATGTCGCGTCCAGCCCTGACCTGAAACGCAAGCCGGAGCGTGAGCGGATCGACCTCGGGCTGAAGCGATAAACGCTGTCCTGGCCCTACGCTGTATCCTGATGATCAGCGGTATCCGGTGGATGCCGCCCCTTTCCTACGTTCCGGAGGAACGCATGGGACAGCCGCTCCCGAACACTGATCCGGCACCAGCGCCGGCCGATCCCGGCGGGATCCCGCCTGCTCCGGTGCCGACCCCACCCGCTCCGGTTCCGGCGCCGGTTCCGTTCAACCCTGCCACCCTGGACCCTGCGGCGCGGGCGTACCTGGACCAGCAGATTGCCGACGCGAACCACAAGGCACGGACTCAGGCGCGGGACAATGCTGCTGAGCAGGCAAAAAAAGATCTGTTGACGACGCTGGCCAAAGCCCTTGGTCAGAATGACGCGCCGACTGACCCCGCTCAGCTCACGCAGCAATTGACCCAAACCGGTCAGCAGAACCGACAGCTCCAGATCCAAAACGCCCTGCTTGGTGCGGCGTACAAGGCTGGTGCCGACGGTGACCTGATGACCGCGGTACTGACGTACAACGGCAAGCTTTCCGGACTCGACCCCACCGCCCCCGACTTCGCCGCTCAGGTGCAAGCGCTGGTGACCTCCGAGATGGCTGCCAACCCGCGTCTCGCCCTGAACGCGGCACCGACCCCGCCCTCCCCCGCTGCGGGCGGCGCCAACTCGCCAGGGATGGCGAGCGGGGCGCCAACCGACAAGATCACAATGGAGCAACTGAAAGCCATGACGCCCGATGAGATCGATGCGGCGCTCAAGGCTGGCAAGCTCAAGCACCTGATGTAAATCGGGCCGGAGCAACCGCTACGGCCGAACCTCTTTTCCGGTAAGGAATCAGCATGTCGATTCTCCGGTTCCGACCTGAAATCTGGTCGGCCGTTCTGCTCAAGGCCCTGGAGCGCAAGCTCGTATTTGGCGGCCCGAACGTGGTCAACCGTGACTATGAGGGTGACATCTCCCAGATGGGCGATGTTGTCCACATCTCTTCCATCGGTGACCCGACGATCTCCAACTACACGGCCGGTACCACGCTGACCTACGAGGATCTGGCCGATGCCGGCCAAACGATGCCGATCGACCAGGGCAAGAGCTTTGCCTTCAAGGTCGATGACATCGACAAGCGTCAGGCACGCGGCGAAGTCATGACCGTGGCCATGGAGCGCGCGGCGTACAAGCTCAAGCTGGCGATCGACAACTACATTGCTGGCCTGTACACCGCTACCCCCGCGGCGAACCAGGTCAACAACGGTGTTGCCGTCGCCATCACGTCTGCCGATCTGGCGTACACCAACCTGCTCGCGCTCCGTAACGAGCTGACCGAGGGTGATGTCGAGGACGAAGGACGCTACGTCATCGTGCCCCCGTGGTACGTGGCCCTGCTCCTGAACAACGACAAGTTTGTTCGGCTGGACGCATCCGGCACGACCGACGGTCTGCGCAACGGGCACATCGGTCGCGCGGCGGGATTCGACGTGTACGAGTCGAATAACTGCATTCTGGTGACCGGCGACGACTACATCGTCCAGGCCGGCACGAACGGCGCGATCTCGTTCGCTCAGCAAATCCTGGAGACGGAAGCGCTTCGGCTCCAGACCACGTTCGCCGATGCGGTACGCGGTCTGAACGTGTGGGGTGCCAAGGTCGTCCGCCCGGATCACCTCGCTACCCTGCTCGCCAGCAAGACCTGATCTATGTGGGTCAGGATCGAGGGTGGCGCTGGCCGTTTCCCTAGATCGTGAAAGCACGAACGCCACAAGACACCTACATCACGATCTCGACGGGCTACGCCACCAAGGTAGATGCTGAGGCGGAGATCGATCGACTTCTACTCGACGGGAGCTAACCCGATATGCCACGCACCGCAGTAGTCCCACGTCAGCTTGCCAAGAACAGCAACCTGATCGGCACGACCGGATCAACCACGATCGACGCGACCCTGGTCACGAACGGTGTCACCATCGCGAACGCGCGTCCGGAGCAGTTGTTCATCCGGGTGGCCAACACCGAAGGTTCTACCAACACGGTCACCGTGAAGGCCGGCGTTGCGCCTCCGGCGCTCCGCGGCGGGCAGGGAGACCTGGTCGTCACCGTCGCCGCAACTACCGGTGTCCAGTACATGGGGCCATTCGAATCGGACAAGTACCTCCAGGCGGACGGATCGATCTGGTTCGACTTCGAAACCGCCATGACCGGCACGTTCGACGCCTTGTACTGGCCACGGGACATCTGAGACAGGTTCCGGTCTGCCGGTTCCAGGGAAGGAACAAGAGCATGACGATTTCGAAGGAAGACCGGGGCTACGCCGGTCCGAAGATGCACACCGAATCCGACGAAGAATATGCGGACCGTATCGACCAGGCGAACGCCGCGCATACCGCACGCCCGAGCATCTGGGTGCGCGGCGAGTCCGGCGCTGTCTGGGAGATGGATCTCCCGCTCCCCGAGTCGATCCAGGATCGACTGAACGCCGGCAAGATTCAGCGTGTCAACGAGGATGGCACTACCTGGTCGGGCGTGACCGGGGAAACCACCGTTACCCGTGGCTCTACCGTGACGGCCGGCGCGCAGACGCACCAGGATGAAATTCCCGGACTGGTTGAGGACGATACCGTGGTTGCGCCGGCCCGACCGAGCGACAACGCGGGCCTTCCCGCATGGAAGAGCTACGCGGTGTCCCGCGGCGCGTCCGAAAAGCAGGCGGACGGCATGACCAAGCCAGAGCTGATCAAGGCGTACGGCTGATGAGTGTCGGGGAGGACACTCAGGCGGGCGGGGTAGCTACCCCGCCCGCTACGGCCGTGCGGATCAGCGCCACATATTGGCTGGGCGAGATAGCCCAGACGATCGAGGTTCAGTGGGCTGAGCAGCCGGACGCCGGCACGGTGGCAGCGATGGTCCAGGTGCTCCGAGCGGGTGATGAATCAGACGACAGTCTGATCATCTCGGAACCACCGAGCATGGTGCACGGCAACGTGTTCCCCGACGATTGGGCGACCTGATGGTGGCGACCGGGTACACCAGCGCAACGGGCGACCCCCGGAAAGTCACCGGGCCGGCTACCGCGACCGACAACGCAGTTGCGCGGTACGACGGAGTAACCGGCAAGGTGGTTCAGAACAGCACGGTCATCGTGGGCGACGACGGCTCTGTGATCTTCTCGGGTGTGGTGACGGTCAACGGCGCAAACTTCCTGGTGAGCGGCACGAACAAGGGGTATCGCTTCCGTCCGCTCGGTTCTCGGTTGGACTGTGAGGCGACCGGTTCGGACTGGCAATTTTCCGTCTGGTCCGGGACGAACTACGACGGTGCTCAGCGGTCATATCTTCGACTGGAATCAGGAGTCCAACTGGCACACGCGATCGGTAAGTGGATCTGGGCGGACTCGCCGGATGGAGCAGCGGTGCACACGATCGACGGGACTGCCGCCGCACCAAAGATAGGGTTCTTCAGCCACGCTCCCGCCGCTCAACAGACGGTGACTGGCGGTACTGACACGCTGAAAATCGCGTCGATCATCGCACTTCTACAGGCGTATGGGTTGAGCGCATGACCTCGGTAACCGCCGGAGCGGCTGTCACGCTGACCAGCCAATGGTTGGCCTTTGAGGCCGGCCCGTTGGTGGATCTGGACGGCAACCCCGCCATCACGCTAATCCGGATCTCGGATGCCGCAGTCCAGGACACCAGCACACCGGCTGTCGTCCATGTCGGTACTGGAACGTACTCCTGGACCTGGAACACCGCGGCAGGGTTGGCCGCAGGGGACTATCTGGCCACCTGGAACGGACTGGCCGGCGGCAGTCCCGTCAGTTCATCCGAAACGGTTACGGTTGGCGCGGCGCTGTCCGGTTCATACGCCACGGTGGCGCAGTGGATCGACTACACCGGGGAAACCCCGCCGGCAAACGCGGCACTCCTACTACGGCGCGCGTCGCGCGATATCGACGGGGTCCTGATCGCAGCGACGTACGACGCTGCCGACGCTGATGTAATCCTGGCACTCCAGCAAGCCACGATTGAGCAGGCGCTTTACGGACTCGATCAGGGGTGGGAAAACGGCATTCCAGGCGGGTACCAGTCAGTTTCGATTGGATCAGTCTCGTTGTCCCGAGGAGCGAGCGCGGGGGGGACCAGCACGCCGGCCGAGATCAGCGGTCAGGCGTTCACGATTCTCCAGCTTGCCGGATTGACCGGTATGGCCCCGTGGACCGGGGGCTGATCCGTGGGCTCCGTTCCCCGCTGGCTGCTCCGGCACACGATTGCGATCGAGCCGTACCAGGGCGCTGACAGCTTCGGTGCGTCGTTCTACGGGCCGGCCGTCACTGTCCGGTGTTTCCTGGACGCCAAGGTGCGGATGGTCCGGGATGCCGGCACCGGTGCTCAGGTGGTGTCGAGTTCGACCGCGTATGCCCCGCTGGAGACCGTCGCGCCGGCCGAATCGCGCGTGACCCTGCCGGACGGACGAGTGACTGCGGTGATGCAGGCTCTTCGGAGGGACGGGGCAGGGTTGCCGACCCCGGACCACCTTGAGATCGTTCTGGAATGACGAAATCTACCGGTCCTGTATCGGATGCTCCAGGGCTCAAGCCGCTTCAGCGACAATTCGGTAACCGACACCCCTCGGTCGTGGCCGCTCTGCGGTGGCTCGACTGCTCCCACCTGGACAAGCGGCCTGATCTGCAAGATCTGTTCATGCCGTTCCAGGATGCCGCGGTATCCCTGCTGATCATGCTGCCGGACGATGATCCGCAGATCATGCTGGGCCTGCACAAGCTGGTTGAGGCAAAGGACTGCTTTGTCCGTGCCGGGGTCGACGCTCCGCCCAAGCGCAGGTAATCTCTCTTCCCGCTGACACTGTATCCGGGGAGGGAGCACTCGTGGGCGCGGACAAGGACATCATCCGTAAGGACTCCAAGGACGCGGGCAAGCGCGCGTCCGAGGTCGGCAAGAAGACCAACACCGAGCCTTTGCGGAACAAGCCCAAGGACGACAAAAAGTAGCCGTGGGCGCCGACATGATCATCATCCGGAAAGACGCTGCGGCGGCTGCTGATCGAGCCGCTGCGGTGGAGCGCGAGTTACGCCGAGAAGAGGGGCACCCCCGCACGGTGACTCGAACGCCCGAACATCAGGCCGTTTCGAGCAGAAAGAAAAAGTGAGTTGGGTTTCACGGACAAACTCAAGCAAACCGGTAAAGCTGCCGGTATCGATCCGGTAACCGGCAAGGTGTTCACAAAGGACATTCGGGAAGGGCACGGGAAGAAACCCCCGCCTCCCGGTAGCCACGCGGATCGACAAAAACGAAAGTAGCGCGAATGTCTGGCCGTACGGGCGGGTACCCTGCCCGTATGGCCAAGACTAAGAACACTCCCGACCCGGACGTGACCCCGCCGTCCCCGGAAACCGTGCCCAACACCGATGACCCGACGCGCGCCGCGACCGAGGGTGAGCATGTCTGGTACCGGGTCAGCTCACAGGACGCGGCGAATTACTCCCTGCTCGGCAGTAGCGTCAACGACCAGGTGCCGGCCGAGATCACCTACGTCCACACCGACGACACCGTCAATCTACTTGTCACCTTCCTGAACGGCACTCAGGCGTTCACCGCGCGCCCGCGCGGGGGTGGCCAGGGCGAGTGGGACCGGCGACAGGGTGTGGCGAGCGGTGCCGCTGATGTTGGCGGCGCGCGTAACACCCCGGATCGGCTGTCCTCTGAGGTCAGCCAGCGCGCGGCGAACGGGGAGCAGGTGCGCTACGACGAACAGACCGTGGACGCGCCGCACGAGGACGCTCAGGGTCCGGAAGGTGCCCCGCTGACTGCCGACACCAACACCGAAGCTGACCGGCTGACCAGGGCACACGACGCGATCGTGGGTACGCCAACCGAGTGGGACCCGGTAACCGGTGAACAGATCGCCAAGCCGGGGGAGCAGAGGTACGACGACCGTTCCTAAACAGGCATACTTGCACCATGGCGCAGAGCGGCAAGGTCACGTGGAACGGTGAAGCGGTGGGAAAAGCCGCCCGCGTGGCCGCTGCTCGCGGTGTTCAGCTATGGGCGGAGCACGTGCTCCAGCAGGCACGTGCACAGGTTCCACACGATGAGGGAACACTGGAGCGGTCCGGTGCTGTCGTCCCGTCGCGGGTAAGCCCGGACAACCTTGAGGCAACCGTCGTGTTCGATCAGTCGTATGCGGTGGTCCAGCACGAGGACATGTCATTTCAGCATCCAGGTGGGCGTAAGGCTAAATACCTGGAAGATCCGATGAACGCGAGCAAGGATGACGGTCCGAAGTTGGTCCAGAAACAGCTCAAGAAAGCCCTGTCATGACCGCCACGTTCACGCGGGATCTGCTGGCGGGGTTGGGCGAGAAACTGGAGATCGCCGGTATCGGTACGTGGACACCGGGCGCGATCCCGCCGGCCGATTCGGTGCTTATCTCGGCGATTCATCTGCCTCAGGCGCCAGACCAGGTCATTTGCCTGACCGACTACCCCGTGGCGGGATGGCCAGGGTTAACCGATGTGGTGATCGGTGTCCAGGTACGTATCCGGGGTTTGCCGAATGACCCCGCTGGCGCGGCCAACCTCGGTGACCGGGTGTATGACACGCTGAACGGGCTGACCCGTGCCACGCTCGGCACGGCACCAAACCAGGTCATCGTCAGTCAGGTGTATTGGCAGAGCGGGACGAACTTGGGTCAAGACAGTCTCGGCCGGTGGGAGCGCTCCGCCAACTACTACGTGCAGGTCAATCGCGCCGGACCGAATCAGGGGAACTGATCCATGGCATACACCGCTCTGACCCTGCTGGTCGCTTCCCGGTCCGGGATCTCGATCGCTGATGCGGCGATGACTCCGGCGGTTGCCGGCGGCCACTCGTTCGTGAACGACGGAAACACGATTCTCGCGTTCCTGAGCACGAACGCGGCTAGCCGAACCATCACGATTCAGACCCCGAACACCGTGGACGGATTGGCGATCGCTGACCTCACGATCACCCTGGGGATTGGATCCGTGACGGCCGTCCGCGTACTGACCAGCCGGTTCCCCCGGTCTGTCTACAATCAGACGGACGGGACTGTCTTGATCGATTACTCAGCTACGGGCGTGTCCGTCGCTGCTATCCAGGTGCCAAAGGAGCTGATCCAGTGACTCAACCGCAACAGTCAACTTTGGCCAGGAAGTGGCAGGCTGACATCAATACGGGCACCGTGGCGGTGCCGATCTGGACTCCGATCTACGGGATCCAGGAGCTCACCCCGTCTCCAAACGCGCCGAACCTGGAAGACGACAACGTCTATGAGGCCGGCGGCTGGACAGGGCAGACCAAGACAGCGCTGTCCTGGTCGCTGGAGTTCAAGTTGGTGCGCCGGACCGACGCGGCCAGTGCGATCACGTACGACCCCGGTCAGGAAAAGCTGCGCACGCTGAGCTACACGTTCGGCGCGTCCGGTGTGGCCAACATCCGGTGGTACGACCGGAACGGCGGGATCGAGGCGTTCTCCGGTTTCGGTGAGGTCTCCTGGGAACCGGACGGCGGAAGTCAGACGGACCTGGAGACCATCACGGTCACGGTCACTGGCAAGTCGGACCGACTCATCATCACGAACCCGGTCGCCGCGGCGCTCCCGCTCCCGGTGGTCAACTCGGTCACGCCATCGGCTGGCCTGCTCGCTGCCGGTGGCGGACTGATCGTCATCATCGGCGACAACTTCATGGACGCCAACGGCAACAACGTCGTCACGGCTGTCACCGGTGTCAAGGTGACCGGTACCAACGCCCTGGAGTGGGTCGTGGAAAGCCGCTACCGGATCGTCGCGCGGTACCCCGCCAAGGCGGCAGGCCCGTACAACGTCACGGTGACGAACACGACCGGCACCAGCGCGACCGGTGCCACCAACGCCGTGGTGTACGTCTAACCTACGAACCGGTGCGACCCCGCCCCGCGTCGTCCTCCCCGGGCGCGCGGGCGGGGTCGTGCCTTACCCGGGGAGGGAAACCATGCCATTCAAGGACCTTGACGACTTTTTCCACGACTCGCTCGATCTCCCGATCGGCGCCAAGATATACAGTGTCCCGTCACCGGACGCCACGCTCGGACTCTGGTGTCAACGGGTGCTCGGCGCGGGGATCAGCATCGCCAACGGCGGGGATCCGGACACCATCCCGAACCTCCCGCAAGAACTCGATGACCAGGAAGAGCGCGACCTGTACGTGCGCCTGCTCGGTCCGGTGTGGGACCAGCTACAGGCGGACGGTGTCTCATGGGAGCGAATCCGGATGGTCGGCCAGACCGCATTCATCTGGGTCGGCGGTTCGCGTGAACTCGCTGAACAGTTCTGGAATTCGGGAGGCGACCCAAAAGCGTCGGCGCCGAACCGGTCGGCGCGACGGGCGGGGTCGACCAGTACGGCCGCGGGCGGTACGACCCCGCCTCTGGTCTCTGGGAATGGTACGAGATCCCACAAGACCGGTACCGCTCGATCGGGACGCCCCGGCTCACCTGGGAAGTGATCCTCGATCGGTGGGCACTGGTCGAGGCGGATCTTCAGGATGCCGGCGTCGACGTCGGGAACCGTACGATGATGAGTAACCGATCGTGGCGGTGGTTGCGCGTCCGGATCATCGGTCTGTGCTCGGCGGATACCCGGCTGTCTCGCGCGCTCCAGCCTGAGACCAAGACCAAGTAGGGAGGGGCGGAATGGCGCTGAAGGTAGGCGATCTTGTCGCTGATCTGAAGCTGGATCCCTCAAAGTTCGAAAAGGGTCTTGACGATTCGGAGAAATCAGCCAAGAAATCCGGCGGGAACTTCAGCAGCATATTCGCCCTGGCCGGCACCGGTGCCGCACTCGCGTTCGGTGCGGCGATGTTGAGTGGTTTGGATCAGGGATCGGTCGGCGCCAAGGTGGCCGCCCAACTCGGCCAGGGGTCCAAGGAAGCGGCCAAGTACGGGAAGATCGCCGGTGAGCTGTACGCCGACAACTGGGGCGCCAGCATGGCATCGCTCGGCGAGGCGCTGACCGCGATCCAGCGAGCCAACCTGATCGACCCCTCAGATACCGAAGGCCTGAAGGAGCTCACCAAGCAGGCGAGCATCCTGGCCGACACGTTCGGTCTCGACGTACAGATGTCGATCAACGCCGTGGGCAATATGATCCGTAACGGGCTGGTGCCGGACGCTAAGACGGCGTTCGACCTCATCGCGGCCGGCGCGCAGCACGGTGTTGACAAGGCTGGTGACCTGGTCGAGACGTTCAACGAGTACTCGACACAGTTCCGGGATCTCGGTCTGACCGGTGCTCAGGCGATGGGATTACTATCCCAAGGTCTGCTGGCCGGCGCGCGAGATGCGGACACCGTGGCCGACGCGCTGAAAGAGTTCGCGATCAGGGCACAGGACGGTTCGACCACATCCGCGGCGGGGTTCAAGGCTATCGGGCTGAACGCCAAGCAGATGACCAAGGTGTTCGCTGCCGGCGGACCGGCGGCAGCTGCAGGGCTGGACCAGGTACTCGATCGGTTGCGCGCGATGAAGGACCCGGTCGCTCGGAACGCGGCGGCTGTCGCGTTGTTCGGCACCAAAGCCGAGGACCTGCAAAACAGCCTGTTCGCGCTCGATCCATCGGCGGCCACGGCTGCACTCGGTGACTTCGCCAACGCCGCTGACAAGGCAGGAGACATGGCGAGCAACACCGCAGCAGGGAAGATGGCTGCGCTGAAGCGCGAGGTCACCGCGACAGCAACGGCCTTCGGTGCCAGCCTGGCACCGGAACTGATGAAGGCCGTGGGGTGGATCAAGGATAACCAATCGTGGGTGAGCAAGCTGGCGATTGGCATTGCCGCACTGGCCGCGGTCGTGGTCACCATCTCCGCCGCGCAGAAAGCCTGGACCGCGATCCAGGCAGCGTGGACCGTGGTCACCGGTGCGGCCACGGCTGCACAGTGGTTGTGGAACGTGGCCATGATGGCAAACCCCATCGGTCTCATCATCCTGGCCGTCATCGCGCTGATCGCGGTCATCGTGCTGATCGCGACCAAGACCACCTGGTTCCAAGACCTCTGGAAATGGGCCTGGACCGGGATCAAGGCGGCTGCTCAGGCTGTCGCTGACTGGTTTACCGGGACCATCGTTCCGTCGCTGAAAAAGGCGTTCGATCAGATCGTCGGTGCGCTCACCTGGCTACGCAACGGGTTCATGTCAATCTTCACGACCATCGGATCGATCATCATCGGAGCGTTCAACTACGCGGTGTCCGTGGCACGGGGAGCGATCAACAACCTGATCGGGCTGGTCAACACGGCGATCAACGGGATCAACTCGGTCATTCGAGCGGCCAACCACATCCCGGGAGTCAACATCAACACGATGCAGAACATCCCGCGGTTGGCCGGCGGCGGAGTCGTCTCACCCCGCCCCGGTGGAACCCCGGTCATCATGGGTGACGGCGGAGAGGTCGAGTACGGCATACCCCGCTCGCAACTGGAGTCGATGCTCGCCCGGGCCGCGGGCGGGGGGAGTGGAGGCACGGTGCACGTCGTCATCAGCGGTACCGGCATCCTGCGCGGAGTGCGCGGGACGGCACGGGTGCAGGGCGGTAGCGCACAGACAGTGCTGGTCGGCGGATGACGTACCCGGAGCGGCCACTCGGCCGGCGGATCGAGATCGCGCCGCGCGCCGATCTCCGAGCCGACCCCGCCACCTACCCGTGGATCGAGGTCACGGACGATCTGTATCAGACCGATCCGGTCGTGTCCAAGATCGGCGCCGAAGATGAGGCATCAGAGACCAACTCGGAATTGACGTTCACGCTCCGGGACATGTTCGGCCGGTACGTCTCGGACAACCCGGAATCTGACTTGTACCCCTACTTCGACGTGGATTGCCCGGTCCGGTTCTCCACCAACACGTGGGATGGGACCGGCTGGCACGTCGAACACGTCGCGTACGTCGGCTCTCTGGAAGACGAATGGATCTCCGGCACGCCGCACCTGAAGGTCACCCGCGTGACGGCCGGCGGACTGTTCAGACGCATGGGTCAGGGCCGGACGTTTGAGACGCCTGCTCAGCGCGCGATCCTCCAGGCGGGACCGGTCGCGTACTGGTCGTGCGATACCGGCACGGAGTCGACGTTCATCCCGTCCAACCTGGTCGGCGGAGTTCCGCTCACAGTGAACGGGACGGTCGACTTCGGATCGGTCGAGGGGTGGGCGGGGTCGCCTGGCCGGTTCCCTCAATTCATGGGTCCGGATGCGTACGCGGGGTCACTGAACGCGCCGCTCAACATCACTCCGACCGGTCTCGGATACACGATCGAGTTCTGGTTCCGGATCCACCGCAAGACCGAGCTCAACAGCACGACCGCTGGTGTGCTCCGGTGGGAGACGACGGGGACGTTCGGTAGCGCTCCGGCATCATCTGGAAACTACATTTACGGTTTCGAGGCGATCGCGTCGCACTTCAGTGACGGGACCGAGCAGTTCTACGTTCAGGCCAACCATCCCGGCGGGACCACGACGTTCTCCACCGTGACGGCCGGCGTCGCACGGTCGATGGATGGCGATTGGCATCACGTCCGGTACTGCCTCGCGCAGACCTCCGGTGTGCTGGTCACGGCGACCTTGTACTACGACGGGGTACTTCGGGACACGGACACCAACGCCACGTTCGTCGTGGCCGGCCAGCCATCGGCAATCCATCTCGGGGACTACCAGACGTTCGACCCCGCCGTGGCCGCACTGCTCGTACCGGTCGACTCGATCGCGGTAGGAGAGGTCGCGGTCTACAGCACCCCCACGCCGGCCGTCACGTACACCGGTGGGCGGGGCTGGGTCGGAGAGCAGGTCCAGGACCGGATCAGTCGGATCGGTACCGAAGAGAAGATCCCGGTCTCGGTCCGCGGCGGAGCGATCAACGCGAACCCGTATTTCGAAGGCATCACGATCGACCCGTGGACCAACGGCGGGTTGGCCCCCGGCACGGTGGCGCTGAGCACCGTACGGGCACACGACGGCCAGCAGTCGATGACGCTGACCCCGTCCGGGGCCGGCCAGGTGCAGGCGACCTCGGAGCGGTGCGCCGTAGTCCAGGGCCTGACCTACGGGGTATCGGCGTGGGTGTACTCGACGGCGACCACGCAGTATCAGATCGGGATCGACTGGTACACCAGCACACCGACGTTCATCTCGACCAGCAACGGGCAGTTGGTCAACGTACCGGCCGGGGTCTGGACCAAGCTGGAGACGTTGGCCCTGAGCGTGCCGCCGGGTACCGCCACGCTCGGTCGTATCGCGATCTACAGCCAGGCCCCTCATCCTGCCGCCGGCAATGTGCTCTGGATCGATGAAGCGCGACTGCTGGAGCCGACTGGCCCGTTGATGGGACTCCAGCCGGTCAACCGTGCGCTGGAGGTATTCCGGGACTGTGAGACGACCGGTCACGGCATCCTGACCGATCACCTCGGCACCGTGGGGTACCGGATGCTGGCCGACCTATACAACCAAGCACCGTCGCTGATCGTGAACGGGTCCGATCGGGAATTGTTCCTGCCGTTCGTGCCGGTCCGGGACGACCAGAAACGGCGCAACTCGGTGACGGCCAGCCGGCCGGGTGGCGCGTCGTCCCCCACGTACCTGGACCCGTCGGTGGATCCGCTCAATCCCGCGTACGACTCGACCAAGGGTGTGTACGACGGGCAGATCGACGCGAACATCTCGACCGACGCGCCGCTGATCGATCACGCCGCGTTCGTGGTCGGGCTGGGTACGGTGCCAGGAAAGCGGTATCCCACCGTGACGCTCGACCTGTTCCGCCGGCCAGAGATGGTGGGCGACTGGAGACAGACGATCCTTGGTGACGTGGTCCGGATCTCGACCCCACCGCTCCAGCACGCCAAGGGCGATGTGGACCTCATGGTCCGGGGCTGGACACAGGTGTGGGGTGCGGACGGCCGGACCTGGCAAGTCACGTTGAACACCGTGCGGGCCGACCCATACCGTGTGTGGGTGGTCGAGGGGACGAACAACGGGGACCGGCTGGAAGCGGCGGGGAACACCACCGCGGCGACGTACTACCCGACCGATACGGCGCTGTCCGTGGCCACCGCGGCGGGGTATCAGCTACTCACGACCACGGCGACGTACCCCGCAGACTTCCCGGTGGATATCGATCTTGCCGGTGAGCAGGTGCGCGTGACGGCGATCGTCGGTGCGGCCAGTCCTCAGGCGCTCACCGTGATTCGCTCGATCAACAACGTACGCAAGGTGATCCCCATCGGGACACCGGTCAAGCTCTGGCAGGGTAGAGGGGTTTCGCTATGACCTGGGCCGCACGTCCGTCACTGCCGGCACTGCACCGGGTGACGGCTACCGAGATGTCCACGATCCTGGACCGGGTGGCCGCGCAGGGGTTCATCACTGAACAGTTCGCCACCGCGGGGACCACCTCCGCCGCGGAATCGTTCCACATCACGGCGACGTTCACCGCGATTGCAGCGGCCAAGTACCAGGTGCATTTTGACGGCGCGTACCAGGCGTCTGCCGGCGCTCCGGCGCTCGCGACGTTTCGGTTGCGATGGGCCGCTGGAGCCACGGTGACGACAGCCGGAACACAGTTCCGGATTGTCGCCACACACGCTCCAGTGGTGAGCTCAAACACGCCGATTTCTATGGACGGCACGTTCACCCCGGGCGCTGGTCAGGTCACTGTGGGGATCTCGATCCAGGGTGCAGCAACGTTGAAACTGGACTACTCCGCTGGCTTGGTTGTTGCCCGGCTGGCTGTCTACTGCGTAGGAGAGTGATGCGTCATGGCAACGCTGACCGAGATTTATCCGGTGCTGTACGCGGACCAGTACGCTCACCAGTTCGGCACTGTCTGACCTGCTCGGCGTACGCTCGGACAGAAAGGGGAGGGAACTGCATGGTCATCAACATGAACGACCCTCGGATTCTGGCCGAGTGGAGTCCGGGCACGATCAGCGCGGTGGGGCAGGCGCTCCGGTCGCATTACGGCACGTCGGCGGACAGCGTCGGAATCAAGGGCAACAACGTTCACAACTCCGGGTTTCACCGCTCGGAGAACTGGATCCGGAACAGCCCGGACAGCCGGGACCACGACCAGGATTACTCCCTGGCGGGGTCGCTGAACGTCTCGGCCGACCGGAACGCCGTCTGTGCGCTGGATTTCACGCCGGGCAATACCGCTCGGATGATCGAGCTCACCACCCGGATGCGCAATGCCGCACTGGCCCGGGATCCCCGCCTGGCGAACGTGTTCGAGTTCGCCGGCACGCTGGACGGCAACAACGTCGTCACGTTCCGGTGCTCGGACGGTGCGGCGCGATCGCCGTTTGATTCGTCGCATTTGTGGCACTGTCACATGTCGTTCTACCGTGCACGTGCGCTCAACAACCACGACGGTGTCCGTGCCGTCCTGTTAGGGGAGGGTCTTGTGGCTCTTGACGAGTACAACATCAACATGGCCGCTATCGGCACCAACAGTGTGATGTACGACTTCGATTTCTGGGCGAACGACGGCAGCAAATCCCCGATGGCACAGGTCCGCCGGGCCAAGCGGACCGAAGCGGCCATCGCCGCACTGACCGCCAAAGTCGACGCACTGGCCGCCACGGTGGCCGCCGGGGGCGGGGATGTCGAGTCGGGCGCGATCATCGCCCGGATCAACGAAGTGGCCGCCGGTGAGTCCGCCGCGATCACGGCGCTGCAATCCGATCTCGACGCGCTCCAACTGGCGCACGCGCAGGCGCTCGCCCGGGAGAACAAGCTGGCCGCCGCTCTGGCCGCGGCGGGGGTCGCGTTCGAAACGGCTGACGACGCGACGTGACCGGGATCGATCCCGGATGGCTTAGTACCGCCAGCCTGCTCGGGTTGGCGGTACTGTCCGTCCTGCGCGGGTGGCTGGTGCCGGCCCGGTGGGTCGATCGAGCGCTGTCCAAGCTGGAGGCGGACAATGCGTACTGGCGCTCCGCGTACGAGCGCGAGCGGGACCGTGCCGACGTCGCCGCGCAACAGGTTGACACGCTGACAACTCAGTACAGTGCGACAATGCAGGTGTTCGCACGTGCGGCCCTGCCCCCGCCGCTCCCACTGTCTGGGGAGCAATGATGACCGAACAGCCGACCGATCCCGCCGTGGAAGCGCAGGAAGCGGACGAACGGCTCACGACGCAACGGGGCAAGTGGCCGAGCGTGCATGCCCTGGCACAATGGATGAAAGGCGTCCGGGAAGAGAACCATTTCCAGGACAAGATATGGCGGCCAGCGGAGGAGAAATAGCGTGCATCGGGCGGCCGACCTATTGACGATCATCTTTCAGGTTGGATCTCTCGTCGCCGCGTTGATCTTCGTGGTCAGATACGCGATGACCACCTGGCGGAAGACCCCCGGCGGTCGGAACGCAATGGTGCTCGGAATCCTATTTGCCGTGTTCAGCGTGTTGGTCCTGGCCCGGATGCTGATCCCGGAAGCGGCAGGGCCGTACATTCGCATGATCGCGTGGGGGTCGGTGTTCGCCGTACTCTGCTGGAGAGCGCAACTGCTCTTCCGCTTCCAGCGGGACGGCCGGCGCTCCAGACTCAAGGGGAGAGATCATGAAACTCAGGCTTGAACCAACACTGGTCCTCCAGACCATCTCCGCCCTGCTCGCTGTGGTCGTAACGTTCGGGCTTCCCGGGCTGTCCGCCGAGCAGGCGGGGCTGATCGTCGCCGTCATCGCCGCGGTGTTCGGCGTGTGGAACGCGATCCACGTCCGACCGGTCGGGCCGGCGGCATTCCAGACCCTCGTGACGGTCGGCGCCGCACTGCTCATGGCGTACGGGCTGCATCTGTCACAGGAACTGGTCGGCGCGATCCAGGTACTCGTCGTGGCTGTCGTGGCGATGGGGACCCGTACCCAGGTGACCCCGAACTCTGACCCCGCCCCCACGGCGCCTGAGGTCGGCCCGGTACGGTAGGCGTTCCTGGCCGCGCGTCAGGACGTTCAACAGCAGAAAGGCCCCGGTTGCCGCCGGGGCCTTTTGCGTGCGATGGAGTCTGTCAGAGATCGTCTTGGCTGAGCTTGTTCTTGAGCGCCTGCCCAAGCGCCGTACTCAGTGTCGTGATGAGGTCGTTCATGTCCTGAAGGGTCATGTTCACTTCGATCACCGCTCCGTCTGCGTCGCACACGGAGAACACCGTGATGTCGTCGCCGTCTCCGACCGTCAGCCGGAATGAGCCTGCCTGGTCGCCGTCAAGGTCCAGGTCGATCTGAAAGTCATTGGTTGTCATTCCTTGAGTCTGTCTTGTCTAGCCTTGTCGTGCAAGGGACGCTGACCAGGGCATACATGTCGGGTAGACAATGACAGACACCCCGACAACATGTCGGGGTGTCGTGGGTCATGATTTTGGGTCGGTTCTCACTGTCCGTCATGGTCAAATCCACAGTAGACAGTCTGAGGTTGGCTAGTATTGTCGATCGTTGTCTACCTTTGACCAATCGGTTGATGTGCAATACCGGACAAGGCGGACCAAGATCGAAAACTTGGCAGGGCAATCGGACATTGCACCCCGCCCATGGAACGAAACGGGCTCTACGGAGCGCTCACACAGTCCGCGCGCTCACCGTTCGACCAGCGGCACGCGACCTTGTCCGGCACGCTCTGGTGCGGATCCGGCGGCGGAGGACTCTCCGGCCGGCACCCCGCCATCGAGAGCACCAGGACCAGCAGTGCGGCGGACAAGACCGTGATGATCCACCGCTGGACCTTGTCCTCCAGGGTCAACATGTCAGGCCCATCCGTACGTCACGATCATGTCGGGCGCCGGAGCGGGGTCGCTCAGCCACGAACGAATCCGATCCAGCAGGGCGCGCACAGCAATGCGCACGCGGCCAGTACGGCGATGACGGCGAACGTCGTTCCCCATCGGTCCAGTATCACGGTCGGACCACGGGGTAGTACGCAGCACGGTCAGGAAACCCAGGCACGAACCCCCGGGAGAGCTGACTGGTCGGCTGGTCGGTCGCGTGCCTGCCCAGGACGATCGGTTGCGTGTCCTCGATCCGGAGAGGCTTGCGAGTCTGCCGGTCGACCAATCGGCTCTCCGGCCGGCGGGGTGGGGGCGGCACGGTGCCATCCTGCTCACCGGCGCACGCCGGCCGTCCCGGTGCGATCCAGCGCAGGAAGCTCAGCGCGCGCTTGCGGGTCGGCCACGCCCCGCCGCGGTGCGCATCGTCCACGGCGAGGATCAGCCGAGCAGCGTCCGCCGCGGTTTCGTACTCCCCGGTGATCTGGTACCCGTCCGGCCGGCGCGTGATGGTGCTGACACCGTGGGCGGGGTCGGCCATGAGCTGGCCGGCCAGCGGACCGGACACCCCGTCAATCGTGATACGGATCATGATGTCTCGCTTCATACTCGTCGGTAACTACCGTGACCCCGGCAGGATTCGAACCTGCATCTCCGCCGTCGCGGGCTCGTTCCGTTGAGCTACGGGGTCGGGGCGAATAGAGGGTGAGCGAGCTTCACCGATACGGACCGGATCCACGCTGGCTACTGGTGCCCACCCTCTATTCGTCGCCAAACCGATCTACGATCGGCCCCGACCCGGTGCGCACCGGGCCAGTTGCGCTTTTCAGCGGTTTACCCGCTCGGGAGCGCCATTCCCTCGTGACCCCGGCAGGATTCGAACCTGCATCTGACCGGTGCTGAACCCGGGTGGCCGCTCTGCCAGTTGAGCTACGGGATCGGGTGGTCCGGAGCTTGAACGGGGGAGCTCCGGACCGGTTGTGTGGCGGGGTGCCGGAGACGTGTCGCGACTCCCCCGCCAGCTTAGGGTTAGTCCGCCGAAGCGAATGGGTCGACAGCCAGGGCCTGGAGGTCCCGGATGTACCGCTCGGCCGCCGGCCGGGCGATCACCTTGTCATCGTCGGTCGGGGACGTGAGGATCCACGCATCGTTGAACCCCTTGGTCTGACTCTTCTGCTTGCTGACGCGACCGAGCACCAGCCCGCCGTTGTCCGCCGGACGCTTGACCTTGGCCCGGAGCTGGCCGACCAGTGCGGCACCGGACAGGTGCACGTCCTCGTGCGTGCCGGGAATCTCTTCGAACGTGTCGTCAACATCACCATCGAGGACGATCACGTCCCCCACGATCACGTCGTACTCCTTGCCTTCCTGGCCCTTCATGTTCGACTTCTTGGTGATGATCTCCTTGGGGTTGACCAGCACCAAGCGACCGATCATGTCTTCCAGCCGGACGAATCCGGGTCGTGCGTCACTGAACGGATCGTGTGTCATGTTCTGTCCTGTTCTGTCTGCTCCCCCTGGACGGGAGAGGGATTGCGCAGGACCGGAGTCCGGCTGGCCTCTCGTCAGTCGGCATACCGGCCCTGCTCGTGCCCCTGGCCCGACTCGAACGGGCGGCCATCCCAAATCTGGGCGGGGCGGATCCTGAGACTACCCGCGGCGCGTGCCCTTGGAACTGGGCTGGCCGGTCTTCGGGTCCTGTCGGGACCACTCGCGCTTTCCCTGCGCGCCGATGTCCTTCGGCTGGAGCGTCTTGTCCGCGTTGGTCAGCGGCCCGGTTCGCTTGTCTTCCTTGCGATGGTTCGCCATGCGATCTCCCGTCATGTTGTGCGATTGCGCGATCATGGAGGGAATCGAACCCTCAGCCCTATCACTGTTCCCGAGATTCGCGGTCCCGGTACTGAGATCAAGCTGACCCAGCAGACATGATCTGTTGCCCGCGCATACCAGGAGCGACCCCTCTGCACGTATTTCGCTGTCCGTCAGGGAATCGAACCCTGCTCGGTAGCCCTTGCTTAGCGGGGTACCGGTCACCAGATACGACGGACACGATCCGTGTCGACCCGGATCGCTTGCCTTGCGCCACCACCCAGACGTTCGCCAAACGGCGCCATATCTAGCCATCGCCCGAGCGGTGTGCTTTGCTGTCTACGACACTACCCGCCTTGACTGTCTCTGTCAAACCCTGTCGTCAAGATTCTTTCGAGGTCTACCCGGCTTGTCGGCGTACTGATACGGGATCCCGTACTCCGCGATGATCTGCTTGATGGCGTGCATCGACAGACCCAGCTCAGCGCCGATCTGACCGTACCGCAGACCCCGGGCAGCCAATTCGGTGATGGCCGGTACCCGCTCGATCCGGGTCCCCTTGGGCTGGAATACGCATGTGATGGTCTTGACCACCATGAGCCCGGTCACGTCGTCCCGACGGCGGACCGTCCGGGAGTAGGTGTCCCCCGGCTTCAGTCCGCGTGTCCGTGGATCTTTCATCACCCCGCCCGCGGGGTGACGGCACGGGTCAGTTCGTACTGCCGGCGCTTGCCCAGGGTTTCGAGCTCGGTCGTCCACTGGCCGGCGGCTGTCGCGTCCCGCCACACCGCGCTGAGCTCGGTGACCGAGCTCGCCGCGGCGATGCGCTCCGCGTACGTCGGGGGTCGGACCTCGGTCACCAACTCTTCCACGGTCCCGATATCCGGCCCGGTAGCGCCGGCCGTGGCCACGCCGATTTCCCGGGCCAGGTTGCGGTACTTCCGCCACTCGCGCACGCCCTGGCACAGGTCCGCCGCGGCGCGCGCTGGTTCTAGGTCGACTTCGTACAGCGTCGCCGTGGCCTTGCCGACCGGGAGATGGATGACCAGCGCGCGGGTCATGCTGAGAGCGTTGGGCAGGGGGCTGTACGTCTCGGTGTCCCGGTTCCACATTGCTGCCGATGTCGCGTACAGGTAGAGCTGGATCGCGATCTCGTTCCACCCGTACGTGAGGTCCCGGCCGGTCTTCAGGTCGACCACGACGGGTTCGCCGTCGTGAAACCCGATCCGGTCGAACGTCCCCGCCACCTGGTAGTGGGGGTTGACCACGATCCGTTCGATCAGTGCTGGGTCGATCAGGATCGCGTGCCGTTTGAGCAAAGCGGCGTACGCCCTGAGATCAGCGTGGAACTGCTCCGGGACGGACTTCCATTCGGGGTCTGCGAGGAGCTCGCCACGGTCGTGCATTTCGGTGAACCCGTGCATCGCCGTACCGAGGTTGGCCGACACCCGCGCGTTGGCCGCCGTCTTGGCGTCTTCGACAAGGGTGTTCAAGGTGTCCTTGTCCGACACCGGTGTGGAGGCGGCCAGGGCGTACAGGTCCGGCCGGATGGCGAGGCCCTTGGCGACCATGCGCTGCGACCAGAGCGACAAGGCGTACGTATCGCTGATCGATTTGGCGAACGTCGTGGCACGGGTCCACCCGATCTCCGCCGGCTTTCCCCGCTTGCCCTTGCTGGCCGTTCCGGGTGCGGGCGGGGGGTACGTCGGGAGCAGGTACCGCCCCCATCGGTCCCGCTTGACCCCGGCTTCCTCGCGCCCGGCCGGCTGCTCCGGTGAGTCGAATAGGTCAGTCATTTCTTGGCCACCGATTTCGACTCGGTACCGATGCGCTCAGCCAGCTTGGCCATCGCCCGGTCGAACGCGGCCAGGTTGTTGCCCTTGGCCTGCTCTGTCCGGTCCGGGTCGTTCTCCACCGACGTGCGGTACTCCATCGCGCCGGCCAGTGCCGCGGCGTGCAGGGCCTTGGCCTGTGTCAAGGTCAGGATGAGGTTCATTCGCCGTACGCCTGTCGGTTCGCTTCGGTGAGCACGTCGGCCACGCTCCACTGGTGCGGCATCCGGACTACCCGGGGGCCAAGCATGAATACCCCGTTGACCACCACGCTGAACGCTGTGCAATTGGCCGGCCAGGTCCGGCACCCGCACACCCGGTCGTGGTAGCTGGTTTCCAGCCCGTCCAACACGCGAGCCGGCACCCGGACATCGAGGTCCGGACCGACCACGGTGGGCCGGCCGAGTGGGTCAGCCTGGAGCGCGTTCAGCACCGCCGGTAGTCGCTCCGCCTGCTCCGGGGTGAGGGTCCAGGTGCCCAGTTCGGTCGGGACCTGGTCGCTCTCGGATGTTACAAGATCCACATTCGTCATCGTCGGTAACTCCCTTCCGGGGACATCGTACCCCGAATCACACACCCTGCCATCCGTGATCCTCGCGATCCAACCAATGCTCGATTCGGGCCAGCCGATCGGACATGGCCCGCCAGTCAGCATCCAGTTCGGAGTAGCGAACAGCGTCAGCTTCCAGTTCGGACACACGGGCGGCCAGCTTGCCGACGCGGTCCAGGTCCTCGGCCGGGTACGGCACCAATTGGTCGAGAGATAGCCACGAGTCGTACCCCGTATCGGGACACCGAACGCGCACATACTTGGAGTTATGACGCATCGTGACAATCGTCAGACGATCACCCGGCACAGCCAACAACTCAGTCGGGTTGTTTGCATGAGGCACCGCCTGTTTCACCGTGACCTGTTGGCCGACCACGAGCGGGTGAACAGTGAGAGGCTGCTGTGAATGTTTCAGAGCGGGCGGCTGCTCAGCGTTTTCCGACACGGACGGATCCGTCAGCGAGTCCCACGTACCGCTCCCGTCCAGCCGGTACCCCCGGCCGTTGATGAAAAGAATGCGGTGTTCAGCAGCCGGAACGCGGAACACCCTGCTTGTCGGCACGTGAGTAAACGTGACTGAGATGTGGCCGGCCGGTCCGTCCTCAAACGCCACGGTGAATACCGGCGGGGTCAACCCGACCGACGTGAACGGGTCGCGCTTGACCAGCTCGTACCCCACCTTGGAAAGCTCGGCCAGGATATTGGACGACCGGTCTCCCTCGGTGTTGGACGGCGCCGCGATCATCGCTGCGTACAGTGCGTCCCTGGATTCTACAAAACTCGTCATCGGACGATATCTCCATCCTCGTCTACCCTATGGAAGATTGGGGTCCAATCGGCGGTGTACACCCCGTCGTCACTGAATGCGCCCCCGCAATCCAGCAGGTGCCACTCCGCATCCTCGTTCCCGGTGAACTTTTCGTGGCCGGCCCTACGGCGGCACTGGTCGTGGTTCTCCAGACCGCATTCCTTGGCCTGTGTCGGGGTGTGGAAAGCCTTACCGCACGCACATCCGTGGTTGGCGATACCCGCTCGGCAACGTTTCATGATCGTTTCCCTCCCCGGTCCAACGCCCTACTGGCGAAATGCACGCTCAGTAGGTCGGACACCTGACTCTTGGTAGCGCCATCCGGCACGGCGATGCGGTACTGCCGGCACTGTGCCAGTTGGGCGTCGCTCGGCTGGTTCGACTTTCGGCGCCAACTGGATTTCTTGCTCGCCACGGACGGGTCGATCTCCTCCGCGGCCTGCTCCGCCCACGCCATGGCGTATTCGAGCGCGAACGCCCGGCGGTCGTATAGGTAACTCCCGCCCTTGCAGGTGTACGGGGTACCGGTCCTGGCCACCTTGAATTTGCCGGTACCGTCCGGCCAGAGGAAGATCAGACATTCCCGGGTCGGGATGAACCACACCCCGCCGCGGGTGGTCAGCCACGCCGACGTGGACCGGTGGAACAGGTCGACCACGACGTGCGAGAGCTCGCCTTCCAGTGCCACCCTGCCCAGGGATTCCTGCTGCTGACGCTGAGCGGCCTGGACGATCGATTCACCCTCGGCGGGGACGACCGCGCCGGCCGTCAGCACCGGGATCGACGCGAGCGCCAGCCGGCTGGATACACCGACCACGTCCAGCACGAGCGCGCTGGTCTTCCCGGTGAGCGGGGACGGCCGGAGCACCCTGCCCACCATCTGGACGTACAGCGCCGCACTGGAGGTCGGCCGCGCGATGATGGCGACCTCCGCCTGAGGCATGTCGAAACCTTCGGTCAGCACCATGCAGGAACAGATCACGTCGATCTCGTGTGCTCTGTACCGCTTGTAGATCAGCGCGCGCTCTTCCTTGCTGGTCGTACCGGTGATGACCTCGGCCGAGACCCCCTCATCGTTCAGGGCTTGAGCGAACGACTCAGCCGTAGCCACGGTGGGCGCGAACAGCAGAGCCTGCCGGTACGCGATTCGCCCGTGTTGGCAATCCGAGCACGTGCACGGGATCGAGCAGTGTTCCCGGTACGCCCTGGCGATCGCCTCTCCCGCGCCGGCCGACTCCAGGGCGTTGCCCAGAGCGCCGTCCTGGTAGTCACCCTTGGAGCGTGCGACGCTGGCCAGATCCAGGCCGTCCACCGTCACGGCGATGCCGGACACGTCGACCAGGTACCCGTTCAAGATCCCGTACATGATGTCCTTGCGGTACACCACATCGGACCAGACCGTGCCCAGGGCCTTGCCGTCCGCCCGCTCCATCGTCGCCGTGAAGCCGACGGCACGCGGCCATTCGGGTGTGTTCTTACCGCATGCCCACGCTCGATCGTCGCGCCAGTCCTGGTAATCGAGCGCACCGAACCACTTCAGGATCTTGACGTACGACACTGCCGCGGCGTGATGGCATTCATCCACGATGATGTCAGTGAACTGCTCCCTGCTCAGTGCGTGCAGGCGGGGTGTCCGGCTGAGCGTCTGGACGCTACCGATCGTGACATCACTGCCGATCTCGTTGCGCTCCGCCTTGACGACTCCGACCGACATCGATGGATCAGCGTCGCGCAGCTTGTTCTCCGCCTGCTCGGCCAGCTCGTCACGGTGCACGAGCACGAGCGGCCGTCGGCCGTCGCGTACCAGCCGCGTCACGATTTCGGAGAAGATCACGGTCTTGCCCATGCCGGTCGGCAGGACCACGGCGGGACACTGCACACCGCTGGCCCATGCGTCCATCACGGCCATGATGGCGCCGAGCTGGTACTCCCGTAGCTTCAGTGTGGTCATCGCTGTACCAGCGCAATCAGGTCTCCGGCGCAACATACAGCGGCCAAGATAAACAGGATTCCTGCTATCAACGATGGCCACCCGCCTTTGATGGTCATTCCGGTACCGCCACGCGGATCAGTTCGGCCAGAGTCTCCTCCCGGCCACGCCATGGCGAGCTGGACTCCAGATAGACCCCCTGCTCGCGCAGAAACGTCAAGGCTTCATCGCGGCGCACTTTCTCGGCCCACTGATCGAGCGTGTAGAACCGATCCGGCCAGTCGCTGCCATCCGTCCGGTCATCCATACGAAAACGAAACTCGTTCTCATACCCACCCTGATCGACGGCGATGGTCACCCATGTCCGAGCGATCTTCACCACGCGACCGTCAAGCACCTTGCCGCGGTACATGACCACCTTGACCGGCTGGCCGATTTCCAGCTTCATGATGCACACTCCAGTGCCTGACCCGCGATGACCTTGAGGTTCATATGGATCTCTGCCGCACCGTCCTCGGTCAGTTGCACAAGCGCGATGTGTGTCGGGGTGCCGTGCGCGGTTCGCCAACAGGGCTGGACGGCGACCAGACCGCGCACCTCCAGCGCGCGTACGGTCTGCCGCGGACCGAGCATGTGGCACCGCTGTACACCCGGGGCGTGGCCGAACGAGGACGCCAGGGCGTACAGCACAGCCTTCATCGCGCTACTCAGTTCAAGATCCTTGTTCACGGATCCTCCATGTCGGTAACTCGGGAGACGGTGTCCCCCGTGATGCATGACGATATCAGGTGGGAGGGGGCCGGCGCCAGTCCTGGACGACCCAGACCAGCAGCCGGACCCACCCGATCAGCATCGGAATCGCGCTGATCTCGAACGCACTACGCACGGTCGGCCAGATCGAGCAGCCACCATGCGTACGCCCGAAGCGCCGCACGGACCTCGGCGGGCTTTTCCCCGGGGTAGACCAGCGTGTCCATCTGCGGGACCGCACCGCCACGCACGTACAGCGTGCGAGCAGCGTCCTCACCCCGCTGGACACTCTTGCTGACCTTTCTCCGCTCGGTCAGGTCGGCCCGCACTTCCGGGGTGTGATTCGCCGGTCCCCGGGCGCATTTCCCGATGTGGTCCCACGACAGCACGCAGCCGGACAGATGCACGCTGGCCATGGCCGTCCGGAAATCGGAGTCGGCCGGCCACACCCGGGAACCGTCGTCCCGGAACGTCTGGCCGAGGTGATTCACCCGGTAAGTGACGTCGGGCCGCTTCATCATGTACTCGGTGCTGTCCGGTGGTTCGTACGGGGTGCCCCGGGCGAAGATCGGCTCACCGTGTGCGATCAGCACTTCCTGGATCCAGAGATCGACCTCCGGCGGGAGGTCCGTCCGGACCGGCGGCAGTTCGGCCGGCGTGAGCGGGACGTAGCTCCACCATTCGATCTGCTTGCGCGCTGCATCCGGGAGGTACTCTGCGGCCCAATCTCTGCCGAATCGCTGGTGCATCCGGGCGCGGGGCAGGTCCCCCTCACCTTCGAAGATCACGCACGCGTCGCGCCGGAGTCCATGTTGCTCCAGGTGGTCCGTGCCGAAGGTGAACATTCGGAACGGGGTAGCCGGGAGCGCTACTTTGGCTTGACCGGTGGTTTCGGTCGGGGTGCTGGATTGGCAGGCTTGATCGGTACCGGCTGCTTGCTGCCCGGTTTCGGGGTTTTCGGTGGGTCGCTCGGTTTCGCCATGCATGTCTCACATCCTGTGTCAGTGGGCTACGGGGTCGGTGTCCCCGAACACCCTGACCGTACCAGGACTGACAATGTTGCGCAAGGAACGACAAGGGAGGTACGATCATCGCCATGATTGATTCCCCTTGGCTGACCCGCGAGGAAGCGGCAGCGTATCTGAAGATCAATGAGCGGACCCTCGACCGGTACCGCTCCGCCGGCCAGATCCAGGCGCACAAGCTGGCCGGCACACAATCCATCCGGTACCGGCAGGACGAGCTGGACGGCATGCTCAAGCCGGTCCCGGCCGTGGCCGACGACGAGTGCTGTGTGCCGGACGCGATCCCCGCCGGGGCGCACATCACCGTGCCGGCCGGTACGACGACACGGACGTTCTCATCCGTGCCGGCGAAGTTTCGTTGTGCCAACCCGGAGTGCAAGTGCAACGGCGGACCGACCATGCCGGACGACGCGCGCCCGGAGTTTCTGAACCCCTCCGGGGGTTTGATCGCCTGAAGACACGAAAACGGCGCTCCATCACCCCTGGAGCGCCGAAATCCGTTACCGACGCAAGGAGCGTAACACAGTGATTTTCATAGATCCGCCGGTTCGGCCCGCGATCGACGGTACGGCGACGCTCGGAACGGCCGAACTCGGCGCGACGTATACCGCCGGAAGCAACACGGATGTCGTGCTGAAGCGGATGCTTGGCAGCCCCCTCAGCGTCGATATCGAGACGTTCGGACTGGGCAAGGACGCGCTCAGGATCAAATCCGTGGCGTTCTCCGACGGGGTTCAGACGGCGGTGCTCGATCCGCGGGACCCCGCCGGGGCGGATGCGATCATGGTCGGGCTGATGGACGCCCCGGCGCTGGTCTTCCACAACTCGACATTCGACGTACCCAACCTCTACCGGAACGGGTTGATCGATCTCCGCTCGATCAGCAAGGTCACGGACACCTTGATCTACGCCCGGTTGGCCTTCCCGGACATGCTGGACCGGAAGGGCCTTGATGCCCTGGCCAAGCGGTTTCTCGGACTCGACTCGGAAGAGACGATCAAGAACGCTTTCCGTCGACTCGGTCTGACGATCCAGGAGGGGTACCGCCGGCTGGACATCAATTCGCCGATGTACCTCATGGGCAACGCGATGGACGCGCTGGTGACCATGCGCATCCTGCCGCACGTCCGGCGCGCGGCGCTCGCCACGCTGACGGCCGGCCACCCGTTCAGCACGTACGGGGTGACCGGGGATGAGGCCACCCGGCTGGTCGAACGTGAGCAACGGATCAACCGGATGATGCTCCGGCGCGCGTGCCGGGGGTTGCGTGTCGACCTGGAGTTTCTGGACCAGTTCCGGGAGCGCTACAACGCCGACCGGTTCGCCGCTGAGCGTGTCCTGGCCAGTCGGGACATTCGTCCCGGGAATGCGGGGGATCTCATCAAATTCTTGGAGAGCACTGACGCCCTACCGGCCGACTGGCCCCGGACCAAGACCGGTCGACCGTCGACCACGGCGACCAACCTGGACCGGCTGACCAACGAAACCGCTCGGTTGTTCGTCCAGGCCAAGCAGATTGCCAAGATCGAAGGCGACTACCTGTCCAAGGTGGTCGACCTGGCCGACGATGATGACCGGGTCCATCCGGAGCTCAACCTGCTCGCGGCGACCACCGGGCGCGCGTCGATGGGCAACCCGCCGCTTCATCAGTTCCCGGAAGGCGCCCGCGGCGTGATCCTGGCCGACGACGGCGACTCGCTCAGCTCGATTGACTGGGCTCAGATCGAGCCGGTCGTGGCGGCCAACATCGCCGGCGACCTGAAGGTCCTGCAGGGGTACGAGGACGGCACGTCGGACCTGTACACCGACCTGGCGGGGTACGCGGGGATCAACCGGAAGACGGCCAAGGTGGTCCTGCTCGCGCAGTTGTACGGCGAGGGTATGGCCAAGCTGGCGACCGACCTGGACCTGAAGACCCCGGCCGGTGAACCGGACATCGACGCGGCCAAGGAGCTCCGCGAGTTCATTTTCCGCGCCATGCCCAAGACGGGCCGGCTGATCTGGAAGCTGCGTGCGATCGGAGAGCAGTACCGGAAGGTGTTCACCATGTCCGGGCGAATCCTGACCATTCCGATGGGGCGTGGGTGGCAGGGTGGCCCGCCGTCCGTCGCCACGCACAAGGCCGTGAACTACTTCGTTCAGGGGTCGGCGTACGACGTCCTGGCCGAGTCGCTGATCGCGATCGAGGACGCCGGTCTGGGTGACGCGGTCTACCTGACCATGCACGATGAGATCATCTGCTCCACCGCGGCGGCGGGGGAAATCGAGCGAATCATGCAGACCCCGCCCGAGCGATTGTGCATGCTGGCCAAGCGCACACCGGTGCTCCGGACCGACCGTGCCGACCTCGGCGACCGTTGGGCGTCGGCGTGACCAGGTGGCGGTTGTCCTCATCAAGCGATCCAGCGGCCTTAGAGATCGTTGACGGCACAGGGGTTTTTGACGGCAATGGCCCACACTACAGCCGGCGCACCCCGGGTAGTCGGACGTTTACAGGCGTAGGGCAGGAAATCGTCCTCGTACGGCCCGGAGCAGTGTGGGCTGTGGTTCGTAATCGCTTGCCCGCGCCGCGAGGTTCAGGTGCGTCCCGGGGTCGCACAGGTGAAACAGCACCCGGTAGATACATGTGGCGAAACATGATGTTTCGGAACCTTTCTGGTGAGCAATCGAGCACCCTTATTCGGGAAGCCGTTGCCCTGACTGTGCGCGAATGGCTGCACCGGTACGGAGAATTGCCGTCTGAGGATCTTCAAACCGAGGTCAAACCATCGGCTATCGCATCAGACATTGCGGGGTACTGCTATCGGCGCGCGGGGTGGGTCAAAATCAGAGAAGGCAGGGGCCTAGTGGTCTTGCGCTGTCCCCGCGCTCAAATTTTGAGATCAACAACTGAACCCGGGGAGAGCACGTGATCGGCCAGGGCGTGTGGACGAACATCTTCGGACTGGCTGAGCCCGGTGACACCGCACTGGTCGAACGGATCGCCGTGGCTGCGGCGAAAGCCGGCTACGCCGTCGTGCTGGACCGGCCGGGCGAGAAAGCGCCGATGTGCACGCTGACGGCACGCAAGGCCAAGACCGAGGACACGCGGGTTCAGCGCGCGGCACAGGCCGCGGGGGATCGGCTCTGGCAGCGTCGGCGGCACGCGTGCGGTCTGGCGCACGCGATGACCGACCCCGCCGTGGTGACCCGCGTCGTGCGTCGGATGGCCGCCGCCGGCATCGTGCCGAACCTCGGCCTGGAGCTCGGCGCGTCCCGGATGGTCGTGGTGGACGTGGACACGACGGAAGAGCGTGACGCGTTCCTGACCGATTGGGCTCTGGAGCACACCGGGGGCTACCTCGCCCCCGGGATGACGGTGCAGTCTCCGGGGGTGATGCGTGAGGGCGAGTGGGTGCACAGCGGCGGGGGTCACTTCTGGTTCACCCTGCCGGACGGAGTCGAACTCCCGGAGGGAAGCGGGGTGCTCAAGGCGGATTCCGGCTGGTCGGTGATGTGGGCCAAGCACCAGGTGCTCGTACCGCCGTCACGCCGGCCGGAAGGCCCGTACGTCCTGCTGGCGCAACCCGAGGTCTGCCCGCAATGGATTCTCGACCGGATCACCCTGGCCGTGGAAGCGCGCCGGGAGCGTGCGACCCGGTCACTGGATCTGGTGCTCGATTCCGGGAAGCCTGACGAGCAGTGGCAGGCCAAGACCCCGTGGTCGGACCTGCTGGAGGTGGACGGCTGGACGGACACCGGGCTGGTCGACACCTGTTCCTGCCCGATCTGGACGGCACCGGGTGCGCACGCGTCACCCAAGTCGGCCACGGCGCACGATGTCGGCTGCTCGCGCTACGACGTGACCACCGGGTGGGGGCCGCTGCACGTCTGGACGGACAACCCGCCGGAGTTCCTGGCCGGCGGGGGGAACACGTTCACCAAGATTCAGTACCTGGCACGACGAGATCATGACGGCGCTTTCCTGCCAGTGTTCCGAGAGCTGGGCTTGGCCGACACGTATCGGGATGAGGAGTTTCCCGGCTTCCAGATGGGCATCGGGGCGCTTGACGACGTGCCGCTACCAGGACCGATGGCTGACGAGCGGTTCGTCAGCCAAGATCCATTCTCGGACGCCACCGACCCCGACGACGATCCCGGGGAGGACGTTGTGGATGGTGAGGCGGAGTTAGACCCGGTGTCCGCGCTGCTGGCCGAGATGCTCTCCAGCGAAGAACTGGACGGCATTCCGGATCCAGAACCTCTCGTGGCCGGCGTGCTGGACTTGGACACGGTGGCACGGATCGTCGGCAAGTCGAACCACGGCAAGACGTTCGTCGCACTCGACCTGGCCGGATCCGTCGCGACCGGCCAGCCATGGCACGGTCGGGAGACGACGCAAGGTCTGGTGGTGTTCCTGGTCGCTGAAGGTGCCCGAGGGTTCAAGAAGCGCCTGCGCGCGTGGGAGCGCCGGCACAACGGCGGAGTGCCGATCGAGCGGGAGCGCCTGCTCGTGCTACCCCGCCCGGTGCAGTCCGCGGACACCAAGGCGTGGCGCGTGCTGGTCCTGGCGCTGCACCAGCTTCGACCCCGCCTGGTGTTCCTGGACACGCAGGCCAGGATCACGGTCGGGGTGAACGAGAACGACAACTCCGAGATGGGCATCTTCATCGAGCGGGTGGAGCAGATCCGGCGCTCGACCGGCGCGTGTGTTTGCGTGGTCCACCACCTCGGTCACAACGGCGATCAGGGGCGTGGCGCGTCCGCCGTGGTCGGAGCGGTGAACACGGAGATCCGGGTGACCAAGCCGGCCGAGGGTGTCATCCACATCCATAACGACAAGCAGAAAGATGAGGCTCAGTTCGCGCCGATTGAGCTCTTCCTCGAACCGGATGGTGACTCGGCCGTCCTGGTCGGCGCCGATGACACGCGGGATCCGTTCGAGGCGCCCGAGGTCGGACCGGAGTCCCCCGCCGTTGACCGAATGCTCAAGATCACGCATGAGGTCTTCCCGTTCAACGGGGGCACCAAGGCGGAGATCAAGCGGACGGTGCTGAAGCATGACGCCGGCCGGACCGGGTCACCGATGGCCGAGCGGACGTTCCTGCGAGCGTGGGACCAAGCGGTCAGTTCGGGCTATATGGCACGAGTCGTGGACGCCCAAGAGAAAGCTACCGGTCGATGGATTGTGTCTACGGAAACGGTAACAAGGCTTGCGCTCAGTAACCAGACATTCTGCCATGTCAATGTCATTAGATCATCATCCACAGTGGACAGTGACATTGGCACGACATCCACTGTGGAGGACGATCAAGAGCCTGACCAGGCAAAGTGACATGACTGACATCGGTATGACATGTGACATGACAAAGGTGACATTCTGACATGACATGGGGGCCCTATAAGGGCCCCATGCGTGTCAGACCCCCGTGGCAGTGTCGAGAAAGTAGATACTCGGTATGCATGTGTGCAAGGACTGTCGCGCCGCGGTGGAGGCGGGGTCGGACGACGCGCCCCGGACCGTCCGGCCGGCTCCGCACCCGGGACCGCGCTGCACGACGCACCATCGGAAGCGGCGCCAGACGGTCCGTACGGCCCGGCGGGGTGCTCACCGGGAGCGGACGTACGGTTTGGCGCCACAGGACGCTCAGCGCCTGTACGACGGGCAGGGTGGACGGTGCGCGGGCTGTCGTCGGGCACGGGGGACCGGCCGGCGCGCGCTCGCGATCGACCACGACCACACGTGCCGGCAGGGTCACGCGCCGGAGGTCGGGTGCATGGCGTGTGTCCGGGGGATGCTCTGTGCGACGTGCAACCGGATCCTCGGGCACTTCCGGGATGACCCGGTCGCGTTGTTCCGTCTCGGGCTGTACCTGATCGACCCGCCGGCTCGCCATATCTTCGGGGACGGTGTATCCTGGGAGATGTGACAGAGCATCTCGGGTCGATCGCGGAGATCGTCGCTGCGACCGGCATGGCCAAGCAAACGGTGCACAACTGGACGACACGCGGGATCGTGGGAGCGCCGAAGTTTCCGGCACCGGTCAGCACCTTGGCCAGCGGTCGAGTGTGGGACTTGAACGTTGTGCGGGTGTGGGTCCTGGACCGTGGGTTCACCTGGAAGGATGCGGGACATGCGTAACCTGGACAGCCGTCGTCGGCGCCTGGAGCGTCGGCTCAAGCGGCGGGGTGTGCTCGGCTGGTTCGCCCTGGAGGTGACCTACCTCGGTCTGGCACTGCTCACCGGCGGGGTCACGCTGTACTTGCGGGTGGAGCTCGACCGTCGCGCGGGTGCGCTGCTGTGACGGGCCAGCATGGAACCATCACACCGTGGCGTGCGCTGGTCGTCGCCGTGGCCATCACGCTGGTCGGGTTGCTGGTCGTTCTGACCGTGTGCACTGCCGGGTTGGTGCTGCTGTGAGTGATCCGTTGATCCTGGAGTTGGTGACCGGTGGAGCGGCGATCAACGCTGAGACCGGACAAGTCACGGTGCACGGGGTCGCTCGATGCCCGGACGGGCCGGAGTGCCCGGAGCATGGTCAGGTGGTCCGGATGCGAGTGACCGAGATCGTGGCCGGCGCGCTGGACATCGTCCCGGACGCCATCGTCGGGACGTTCGCCATCACGTTCGATGAGGGTCGGTCGGTCGCGTTCGGGGTTTCCGGGCGTCGGCGGACCGTGGCGATCGAGGTCTACCGCGGCGAGTTCGAGCGGGCCAAGCGCTGGTACGGCCGGCTGCTGGAGGCAATCGCCCGGTCCGGGAATCCGATGATCTTGCCGTGGGAGTCCTCGTGAAAATGACTGTCATTCTCGTGATGCTGGCTGTGCTGGTCGTCCGGACGCACGATGTGCCGCCGGTCCGGTCCAGGGCGGCCAGGGGTCACGGAGCGCCGACCGTGGCGCTTGGAACCGCAGGGGAGACGAAATGTTTACCGTTGTCCAAATTGTGGTGTGCTTCCTGCTGGGAGTAGGCGTGGCGTGTGGCTGGTACCTGGTCGGAGAGTGGCTGTCGACCAGGGACCTGCCCCGTGATCGGTACGATGGGTAGGTGCCCCGGTGGGGCCAGGATAGGAGCGTGACCCGGTGGGTCGTGGTGTACCGATCGAACCAGCAGTTCGAGCGGCGATCGTGGCCGACCTACGCGCGACGGTCGGTACGCCTGAGGGGTCTATCCGGCGCGTTGCCGAACGACACGGAGTTTCGCGTCAATCCATTGTCCGTATTGCTGCGGATGAGGGAGTTTCCTGGTCAGACGAGGGACGACACAAGGTCGAAAACGCCGTAGAGGCCCGTAGAAAGACCAATGCTGAATTGCGCAGTGCGCTTGCGGAAAGGCTATTGGGAGTAGCGAACAGAGCGCTTTCTGATATGGACTCGCCAGCCGTGATTTACAATTTCGGCGGCAAGGACAACTCATACAATGAGCGAACTGTGGAGCGGCCACCGACAGCCGATCAGCGCAATCTGGCGACGATTGCGGCTATCGCGATCGACAAGCACAAGGTGCTGGACATGTACGACGCTGACGCGCGTTCCGGCGCGATGCTGGACCGTTGGCTGGGTGCGATGATCGGGGAGGATCCGAATGGATCTCCGCCCGCTGGTCGGTAAGCAGCGAGACTCGGTCCGGCTCGCTACTGCACCGGGCAACCTTTGGGTCGGCGCTGTGCGGTCGTCCAAGACAGTCTGCTCGCTGCTTCGCTGGCTGCAATACCTCCGCAACGGTCCGGACGGCCCGGTCGCGATGATCGGCCGAACCGAGCGGACGCTGAAGCGCAACGTGCTCGATCCGATCGTGGACATGGTCGGATCGACCCGTTTCAAGGTGATGTCGGGAGCAGGCGAGGCGGAGTTTCTCGGCCGGAAGATCTATCTGGCCGGCGCTGACAACGAGACAGCCGTGGCCAAGATTCAGGGCATGACACTCGCCGGTTTCTACGGTGACGAGATCCCGGTGTGGGCTGAGGACGTGTTCAAGATGGCGACGACACGACTCTCCATACCGGATGCACAGTGGTTCGGTACGGGTAACCCTGCCAGTGCGACACACTGGCTGAAGACGGGTGTCATCAACCGAGCGATGATGGAGATTGACCTGAACGGCAACGTCGTCAATCGGTACGGCGATGACTCCGTCGAGGTCCGGGTGTTCCATTTCCAGCTCAAGGACAACCCCACGCTGGATGCCGATTTCGTGCGCCGGCTGGAGCGGGAATATACGGGGATCTTCTACCAGCGGTTTATCCTCGGCAAATGGGTGATGGCTGAAGGTGCGGTCTACCCGATGTGGGATGAAAAGCTGCACGTCATCCCGAATCACAAGATTCCTTTCATCACCCGGTGGATCGGTACCGGTACCGACGTTGGTCACACCAACCCGTTCCACTCGGTACTTCTCGGTCTCGGCGCCGATCCCCGGAATGATGCGGAAAAGGCACTATTCATCACGCACGAGTGGCGGCATGACCCTCGTACGACGATGCGAGACATGACCGCGCTCGAATACGTCCAGGCGTACCGGAAGTGGCTCACAGAGGCGGAGATTCCGGGGGTCCAGGAACCGGGACGGCTACCGCTGTGTGGGATCGAGCCGGAGCAGCATTTCGTGGACCCGGCGGCCAAGGGCTACCGGATCCAGTTGTTCCGGGACGGGATCAACTCATGGCCGGCCGATAACGCCGTGCTGGACGGGATCTCCACCGGGGCGACGCTCCTCAAGGCCAGGAAGCTATACGTCGCCGAGCGATGCACCGAGCTCCGAGCGGAGTTCCCGGACTACGCATGGGACGACAAGGCTGCAGCCAAGGGTGAGGACAAGGTCATCAAGGTGCGGGATCACGGGCTGGACGCTAGTCGGTACTCATGGGAGACCAGCGCGGAGCAGTGGCACCGGGATGTGTACGGCTGGTCACTCGACAACTAGACAAGGCACGACAAGGCACGTATTATGGTTGACATGACTGAGCACCCGGTTTCATTCAAGATCAATGACATCATCACTAACGGCACGTCCGCGGGCCGCGTGATCGAGCATGTTGCCAAAGACCCTAGCTGGAAGGTTCCGGGGGTCCGCGTGGCCAACATCGGTATGGGTCAGTTCGGAGGTCTGCCGGGGTATTCCAGTTTCGTCCCGGACTACCTGCTGTATGTCTGGCCGGCATACGGACAGCGCCTAGCTCGCGAACTGCGGAAGGCGGAAGAGCGATGACTAACGAGACCGAGACGATCCGAGCGACCGAGGTTCACCTTAGCTATCCAGTCCGGGACATGGGCCTGTACGGACCCCGTCCGGGCGAGAATCCTGCGGTGCGGCGTGTCCACGCCGGCACGTATGCCGAGTGCGGTATTTGTATCCCACGGACCACCGGACGGTCGTTGCCGAACTATCGGCGCACAATCGGAGCATGAGAGTTCCCGTATCCAGCCTGAACCCGACCTTTGACGACACCGTCAAGGTCGGGTTTTGGCGATGGCTGACCAGCACGAAGCAGGAACGCAGGATGTGGCGTTGGTTACGTGATCGAGCCGCCGAGACCGCTCGGGACAATCAACGCCGGCGCTTGGCGGAGCACATCGACCAGACGATCAATCTTCGTCCCGACTACACCGGACGCCGGAGAGCGCAGTGAATCCGTCGACGTGGGCCGGAGTGATCACTGCGGTTGGCACGTTCGTCACGGCGATTGCCGTACTGATCGGCGCGTTGGCCAACTATCGAGCCACCCACAAGGTCAAAGACAACGTGGCACAGGTGCATACGATCGTGAATCAGCAGCGGACGGACATGCAGAACGTGATCGCATATCAGAAACATCTGATCGATCAGCTCCAAGCTGAACGGGATGCATGATGCGTCCCCCGGTGCCGGTCGGTTATTCCTGGGGCGTGTCCTGGCATGCTCGGGACCGGGATGACCGGATGGCACACCTGGTCAAGGAGCGCGGCGCGCGGGTGGCCTGTACCGGCGCCAAGGGCGTGTTGTCCGTCCAAGGATTCCGGCAGTGCCTCGCGTGCGTTGCTTGGGCTGGCCGGCAACAATTCACCTGTTCGGGTGACGACAACGCTAGACAAGGCACGACAGGGCAGGCTAGACTAGGGACATGACAACGACAGAGATCGAATCGATTATCAACAGCCGGGGCACTGTTTTACTGGCTGACAACGAGTACACCCGATCGGTCAACCTCGCAGGGATGCGCGTTCGCGCGATGGGCTGGAATTTCTACGGGTACACCGAAATGGTAAAGATCGGCTTTCTGAACCCGGACGGCAGTTACAGCGGAGATCACATGAAACTGCCTCTGACCAACATCGCCAGTGAGAGCTGATGGCGCGTAGTCGGACCTACATTGTTCCCGCGTGGGGCCACCCCACGCGGGACGCTTGGGTGGATGAGGGTGCCGACGCTGCGGGCGGGGGGCTGGACGATGTGCTCCCGAGCTACCTGGGCGTTTGGGTCGATCCCGAGCATGACCGTTCGTGGCACGTGTTCAGTGATTACCCCCCCTGCACACCACGTGCGGTTTGGCTGGATTCTGATGTCCTGATCTACCCCGCCGCTACGATAGCCCTAGCCTCAATCGAGGTCAGGGCTATTGGCGTGTGAGGGGAGCGGCATCGTGCCGATCGAATACGGCAATGTCGTTTGGCCACCCGCCGAGTGCGAAGGACCGGCCAAGTACTACCAGGAGTGGGGCGCCTGGTACCGCGGCGACATGGAGCAACTGGCCTACGTCTACGGTGCCCAGAGCGACCCGGTCAGTGCCCAGTACTTCGGCAGCGACACCGGTACCGCCCGTTGGCCGGGGGCCAAGCGGTTGCTGAACACGTTCTGGCATGGCCGGACCCCGACTCCTGGACAAGGCACGACCAGGCTGCACATCCCTGCGGCGCGCGACGTGAGCCGCCTGAGTTCCGGCATGCTCTACGCAGAACCGCCGGCCTTCACCGTGCCGGGTGGATCGAGCGAGCGGGCGACGGCGGACGGGGTCATCCTGGACAATCCGGCGCAGGATCGGCTGGAGCAGATCTTGAGCGATTCCGGCGCATACTCCGTGTTCCGGGAGCAGGCAGAGCAGGGAAGCGCCTACGGCGGGATGTACCTACGTGCCGGGGTCGATGTGGAGCTCGCC